TGAGATAGTTGTTTCAGATGACACCGAAGGCGACGAATTAAAACGGTACTGCTCAAACTATGAGATTAAATGGGTACGTAACACGCGCACGCGGGGAGCGTCTGGAAACCTTAACAATGCTATTGACCATGCAACCGGGGATGTTATAAAAGTGCTATTTCAGGATGATAGGCTTTGTTCTATTTCCGACTTCCGGGACATTAAAACTTGGGCGTTCTGCAGATCAAAACACAATAACGGGCGGGCGGATCATTACCCATATCATCCTGAATCAGTTTACGACTTAGCGATGGGTTGCAATACTTACGGATCACCTTCTGCATTGGCATTTCGCAAAACGGATTTACGATTTGATGAAAATTTGAAATGGTTGCTTGACTGCGACTTTTACGCAAAGATGACAAAACGATACGGGCTACCTGAAATTGTTAATACCTGGGTTTACATAACCGAATGGGACGGGCAGGCAACAAACACCGTAGCAACCGGATCAATCAGGTTGAAGGAAGCCGAAATAATGAATCACAGATATGCTGACGTTTAAAAACTTAGGTAAGTACGGCAGGTTGGGAAACCAGATGTTCCAGATTGCGGGAACAATCGGATTGGCTACTTCACACGGCTATACATACGGTTTCCCGAATTGGATAAACTGGGATCACTTAACAAGGTTTGGCAGCGAAGAGGATATAAACATTCAGGCTTATTTCAAAAACGAATTGCCGGGAGTTGAGAATAAAGAATTTCAGGATTTCAATATTCAATGGGGCTGGCATAATTTCCATACCCTGCCGGATAACCTGAATTTAATAGGGCATATGCAATCAGAGCGATACTTCGCACATTGCAAACCGTTGATTAAGCATTACTTTGAACTGAAAGACTTAACCGATTTACAAATGCCTGACAATGCGATTGCGATTCATGTGAGGCGGGGCGATTACGATGATAATTACCATCCGACTATGAAGGCTGACTACTACGAAAAGGCATTACGGCATATGCCGGATGCGCCTGTTTTTGTGTTCAGCGATTCACCGGATCAGGCCCGGCAAATGTTAGGCAATGAATTTACATATATCAGCGGCAACCATTACATGATTGATTTGCAGTTAATGACACGGTGCAAAAACTTCATACTATCAAACTCAACTTTATGTTGGTGGGGTTGGTGGTTGGCAGATCATAATAAATGCGTGGCTGCCTCTAATTGGTTTGGGCCGGTAGCAGGAATAACCGGTAATGATTTGTACACAAAAGAAATGATTGTAATTTAAAACCCTCGTAAAATGGCAAAACTAATTATTAAAGTAGAAAAGGATGATATTTTAGCATCTGCAATTGGATGTAACATTCAAATTGATTGCGGTAATATCACCATAGTATTTTCACGCGATGCGCTGGATGAACTATTAAAAGATTATAAATCTATGCCACTAATAGACACCGAAAAATGAAAATCCTATTTTTCATCCACGGTTACCCCCCATCACACAACGCAGGCGCGGAATGGATGGCTTACGATATGGCAGAGTTTTTAAAGATCAGGCACGATGTTAAGATACTTACCCAATTGCCGGTCCCTAATTTTCAGCGCGGCGTAACGATTGAGCAGTACAATTTAGCAACGCTCAAAACTGAATTTCTCAATGCCGATGTAGTTATTACACATCTGGACTTTTCAGCAAAGGCGCATAACATTTGCAGGGTGCTGATGAAACACCATTTATATGCAATTGTTCACAATACGTTTACAAACAACCTACTCGAAAACAGGCCGGGACAGTTTAATGTGATTTACAACTCAAACTACACCGCGACATTGGCACTTGGTCAGCGTTCAACAATTTGCAGACCACCGCTTGTGCCTGAACGTTACAACTCAATGGCAAAGACCGGAGAGAATGCGATTACACTTGTAAATTGTTGGCCTGATAAAGGCGGTGAAGTGTTGATTAAACTTGGCCGGATAATGCCTGATCGAAAGTTTATAGGCGTCATTGGTGGATACGGTGAACAGGTGCGGGCCAATTTGCCGAACTTGGAATATATTACCAATAGCCCAAACATGGCAGAAGTTTACGCGCGTACAGGCGTATTGATTCAGCCTTCAAAATATGAAAGCTATGGTAAGGCGGCTTGCGAGGCAATCAGTTGTGGTATCCCGGTAGTTTGTACCGATACCCCCGGATTGCGTGAAGCATTGGATTATGCCGGGATATTTGCAGAACGGAACGCAGAAGCCTACAAAGAAGCGATTGAAAATATTGATTACGAATACCAAATGCCGCTACTGAAACAGAGAACCGCTGAACTTGTGGCACAAACAGAAACCGATTTAGAAAACCTCCAAAACTTTTTACTATGCAAGATTTAAGAGCATTGCGCGAATTTGAATACAACGGGAAAAAGTACAGCAAAGATCAACTATTTCAGGCCGATGATACAACGGCTGACTATTTGATTTATCGAAGGCTGGCGGTCCCTGTTGAGATTGCCCCGGGAACACCTATCACAACACCGATCGAAGGTGAAAACAAAATGTTGAAAAAAGAAACAGTAAGCAAACCGATACCGGTAAGCGGGTTCTATAACAAACCAGCAGCACCACGCGCACCACGCCCGACAACTAAAAAACCCGAATAAATGCAATCAACAACGATAACAGATAGGCCAGGGGCTTGCGTAACACTTGCAGAAGCGCGCGCATGGCTCAGGCTTGACCATACGGCGGATGATTCGATCCTGTCAAATATCATCATCCCGAATGCGCAGGATAAGATTGAGCAGGCTACCGGGCTGGCCCTGTCAGGTGATACGTTGGTAGTAGTAGTTGTTGACGCTGAAACCAATAACGGAATAATTGACCTGCCTATTGCTCCGTTTGATTCTGTTATTGATGTCGAGATTAACGACATAAACTCAACGGATTACGCGGTTAATGGAAACGCAATGTTTCCGGTTATGACAGTAGGGGCCGGCACGAAATTGAAAATTGAATACATTGCCGGATACGCTGAGGGTAATGGTTATACGGTCGCAGGTATTCCACCGGCTTTGAAATTGGCAGTATTGAATCAAATTGCATACGATTATGAAAACCGGGGCGATGGCAACCTGTCACCAGCCGTTACAAATACAATCCTACTGTACACAAGAAATCTAATGATATGAAAGCCGGGGAATTGAAACATCGGATTGAATTGTACACGGTAACAACTACTGATGACGGGGAGGGCGGATACACTTCAACCGAAACCCTGACAGCTACACGCTATGCGAAAGTTACTCAGTTATCAATGTCTGAATCTTTACGGACCGGGCAGGTTGTTGGCGAATCTAATTACAAAATAACATACCGAAAAGCACCAGCTGAAACTTTGGATAAAACAACACTGATAAAGTGGAACGGGAAGCGGATGAACATTACAGCGGTCGTATCGGATGATTATTGGTTTTATGTGAATTGTTCTGAAGCGGTCGTATAATGGCAAGCCCTGCAATCATCGGTTTTTCTAACGCTGAACTTGCCCGATTTCGCAAGCAGATGAAGGCATTTGATACGAAGAAAACTAAGAAATTGCAGGACGTTACTATTGCAGCGGCTTATAAAATACTATCCGCAGCGAAACAAAATGTACCACGTTATCAGGGTGCATTATTTGGATCGCTCCGGGTAATACCATCAAACAACCGATTGAGCGCGCGCGTATGGACCAATAAAGAATATGCAGCCAATGTTGAATTTGGTACTTTGACATTAAAACAAATCCCATCGGATGCACCCGAAGGAATGCGGCCGGGATCATACACAAAACCGGACTTTAAAAACCTGCTTGAAGACATTAAAATTTGGTCAAAGAAAAAAGGAATGCCAAAAGCGGCGTTCCCGATTACGCTTAAACTTTTAAAAGTAGGGCAAAGGCCGCACCCGTTTTTATATCCGGCTTTAAAAGCTGAAATACCGAAATACATACAGGCAATTAAAACCGTAATGCAACAAGACGAAAGATGACAAGCCCGGACAGTGAATTAAGGAAGCATTTACAAACCATTGCGACTGCCAACGGCTTGAAAATCTATGATCGGGTTCCTGAGAATGAACCGGGCAACTTTGTTTATATTTCGGACATCACCAGCGCGGATAATTTCACAGCGGATCAGGTGATTTGGGAAACTGATTTATTGCTTGACATTGTTACCAAAGTAGACACGAATACAGGAGGCCGAAAAACAGCCGATACAATCGGGAATACTTTGCTGACTGCCTTAATCAACACTTACCCGACTTTTACAACCTACAGAATCGCTAAATCAACACTTTTAAATATGAATTATATAGACGAATCAACTGAAAGCGGCTATATTATTCGTAAACTGATCAGAATTTCTTTTGAGATTGAACTTTTATAAACCCTAATAAACTGAAAAATGGCAAAAATTGATGGAAGGTTAATGGTATTACAATTCGGAGCGGTTGCAGTTGCAGGCCGCACAACCGGATCAATCAACTTCACCGCTGATATGCTGGATGCAACAACGGCTGACAGCGCAGGATGGAAAGAATTTCTGGGCGGTGAAAAAAACGCGACTATTTCGGTCGGTGGATTGTACGATCCTGCCGCCGCTGAAGGTGCTGAAGAAGCAATTGCATATTTGTTTGTCGGCTCAACGGTCGTTTGGCGTTACGGTCAGACCACAGCGGGTGGATCATACTGGACCGGTAATGGTAAGATTTCAAGCGTTTCGATTCAGGGCGATAAAAACACCCTGACCAGTTACACTATTGAAATTCAGAACACCGGAACACCAACACAGAACGCTATCATTGGCTCCTAATTTATGGAAACAAATAAACTTAGCGGGTATATCGAGGTTGAAATTGGTGGTAAGGTTAGGCCGATTAAATTCGGAATGGGTGCATGGAAAATCTTTACCGATGCAACCGGAAAACAGCTTGACAATATCGGTGAAATAAACTGGATTGAATTTTCAGGGGCTATCATTTATGCCGGATTGATGCAGGCCGCGTTGGTAAGCGGGCGGGCGCGGGACTTTTCGATTGAGTTGGTTTATGACTGGCTCGATGAACTGCCGGATGAATCATACAAGGCAATTATGAAAACCCTGGCTGATTCCCGCGTACTTGGTCGCACCTTTAAAGACCTGCTTAAAACTCAACAGGCCGATGAACCTGATAAAAAAAAAGTGAAGAAACCTTTGCAGAAATAGAGGACTTTGCACTTGGTGAATTAGGGTTGAAGCCCGCTGAATTTTACGATCTAACTTGGTCAGAATATCAGCGGGCTTGTTTAGGTTACCGAATGCGATTAGATCGGGGATGGGATTACACGCGGCACATTATTGCGGCTCAACTCGGATCAATGGGAACCAAAACAGTAAAGCCTACCGATGTTTACCGGTGCATATTTGACGAAGCGATTGAAGAAATGAAATTGACGCCGGAGGAATGGGAGTACATTAAAAAAGCTTGGAATGTTACAACTAAATATGAAGCCTAATGAGTAAGATAGCAGATTTTTACGCCGAACTTGGACTTAAAAAAGACAAGTTTGATAAAGGAATGAAAGAGGCCGAGGGCGGGCCGAAGAAATTAGGCGGCGTATTTACCGGGCTTGGCGCTTCTATTGCCGCTGCATTTTCAGTAGGTGCTATTGTCGCATTCGGGAAAGCCTCAATCGAAGCATGGGATGCACAAGCAAAGGCCGACACTGCTCTATTGGTTGCATTAAAAGGACGCCGGGATATTCAGCAGACGTTATTGCAGCAGGCTTCACAACTGCAAAAAACGACATTATTTGAAGATGATGCAATAGAATCCGCTCAGCGGTTTTTGGCTGTCATGGGCTTAAGCGCGGTTCAAATTGCTGATCTTATCCCAAAGATTGCCGACTTTTCAACTTCAACCGGCATGGATATGGTTCAGGCTGCAAACCTTGTAGGTAAGGCAGTTGGAACCAGTACAAATGCGCTGGGTCGTTATGGTGTTGAACTTGACAGTACGATGTCTAAAACTGAAAAGGCTAATTCTATCATGGCTACTTTTACGGATCGTTACGGTGGTCAGGCAGAGGCAGCAGCAAAGGCCGGGGCGTCCGGATTGCAACAACTCAAAAAGGCATGGGGTGAAATAATGGAAACAATCGGATCGAAGGTTGGCCCATTCTTAGCCGCATTAAGTACACTGGTATCCGGCAAACTTTTGGATGCAACAAGCGGGGCCAATGCCTCGGGGATACAGGGTAGAATAAACTCATACATAGCCGCCGATGAAGAGGGCAGAAAGAGACTCAAAAAGGGATGGGAACTTTACGAGGCGAACTATGAAAAGATGCAAAAAGAAGCAAACGCGCGCGGGGATAAACGTAACGCGGCTGTTTATAGCATAAGGGCGGATGAAGCACGCGAAACGCTTGAAAAGATTGTAGATTTAAACAAAGAATCACAGGCGCAAATATCAGCCGAAGATGAAGCGGCATTAGCTGAAAAGAGAAAGAAAGCAGCCGAAGAAGTGCAGATCGCTA